ATAGGTTTATTACCATTACTTATTTCTATTAATTGACTATTTTTAACTATTGCCCACATAATATCTCCTTATACCATATTTATTCATATTTATCTAGCTGTTACTGGATTAGTACCATCTCCAACGAATGGATGTAAAGAAAATGCCATATAGATGAAACTCCCAGTACTTTCATTAATAGATATAACTGAAGCATTATGCCTAATTTTAAAACCATTAGATAAAAAATCCATAGCTGTTGTAGTTGACTCTGTATTAGTTTGGTTTGCTCTTAAATTTTTATCTAAAGGGTTAATTGCATTTCTTTTATTATCAAACATAAACCATTGTGAAGTTGCATCTGTTCGTTTAATCATAACCCAAGCTGGTTTAAATCCTGTGTAAATAAACGGACCATTTGCACTGCCATTTCCAACGAAGCCACCAAATTTACTAAAGCCTTCAACCGAATGCCAGCAGTATGCGATGTGATCTTTACCACCTGCTATTACAGAATTATTTTTAATAGAAATAGTTGTAGCAGTTGGTGCTGCTGGATATGCTGCTGATGCACCCAATTCAGTATTAAAAGCAGTATTGGCATTACTTGATGATATTTCCATACTGTATCCACCATTAGAAGCATCATAAGCTGATTTATGAAAACATAAAAATCTACCAGTTGAAACATTATCTCTTCTTTTAAACAAAAACCATTCAGGAGCTTTTGTAAGCCCGTGACCAAATGTTTGGTCAGTAATACCTGAAGTTGGAGGTGTAAATTTAAGAATACTAAATCCAGCAGTTGTGTTAGCCTGAACAGTAGTTGTTACTGAACCTTCGGTGTTGGTAACTTCAGTTGCTCCATTTCCCACCCAGTTCCAGCTTACAAAAGATTCACCAGCTGTATTGATTGCATCATTATCTTCAATCTGTTGACCACCAGCTAAAAATTTTTGTAAACCATCTATAAC